ATTCTTTCAAAGTTTTTGAAACAAGATCATTCATGGGATTTGATAAGTTCTATTTGCTAACGCTGCAACAAATGAACAACCAAGATCGGTTTCAACACCTAATTGCCGCGCCCGTTCTTGTTGAACAGCGTTTGAATAAGTTCCGTTTGGAATTTCAGAACGTCCAAAATTTCCATCTTTGCAGACAACAGAACATTGATAATTTTTAACACTTGCACCATTTACAAATTCAAGCTTTTCCGAAAACTTTGAATTCATCATTGTAAATTCACGAAAGAAAACAATTGGTGTTTGCGGGCGCAACCCTTCATTAATTCCGAAAATTGCAAGATAACAAGTAACGTTGCGACCAAAAACACGGCTTTGTTCATTCCGAATATCTTGATAAACAGACGTCGCCGCCGCACCTGGTGTATCAATCAAGTTCAAGCCCATTTCATAGCGCGCTGATGAACCATCACGACCATCAGTTATTGTCGGTGTTTTATGATGATCTAAACCATTCGCATCAATTGTTCCCAACCATTCGTTACCATCGGACGTGAAAAGTTTTCCCTTCCCTTGCCAAACGCGAATAGGGTGATCAACAAAATCATAAAACCAACACCGCCGAACAATTGCGCGAACATCAGTGAATTCATCATCACCACCAATATATTCATCAAGAACATCGTAAAAATCAGGCATTAAATTACTACCTCATTGAACACAATTCGGTTCAACTGAATTCCGCCAATATTTCCGGCATCATATGAGTTACGAATTTCAGGACCGTTTGCAATTACACCTAAAAAATAAGGAACAAAAAGCATTGTGTCATCAGTTGTCACATTTGTTCTTAAAGGCGGTGAAACAGTTATGTTTGCAACAGAACCATCATACTCAATATCATCGACAATATATGCGTAATTGCCAATTCCGAAAACATGACCGTGTTTAATTACTTCACCAAAAGGTTCTGTTTCAACAGAAACAAAAACAGAACCTTCAAGTGAAGATGTAACAATTTCCGCAAAATTATCTTTTTGCCATTCTTGACCATTGTTCCAAGGTGAATTATTATCCCAATCAACACCATCTTTAACAGATGGATAGATTACATCTGTTGGCAATTTAATCAATTGCGGTGTTCTTATCATTTGAACCTTGAAAATTGCACCATTGATTTTTGACATTATCCAACTTGAATTTGGATTTTCCCATTCGCAAACTTGATATGCAGGGCGCATTTCAAGAACAGAACGCCCGCCTGGTTCTGGTGACATTATCCGCGCGCCGCCTGAAGTCAAACCACCGTCAAAATATGAACCAGGGACGTGAAATAATTGGCTTTCAATTTTCAGTGCTGGAAAATTCCAAATCTTGTGATTGATGGTCATTACATGGTCCCGTTCTGTTCATAATCGGTCAACCAACCAACCATTGATTTGCGAACATCTTCTTTGGTGTTTTCACCTTGCGCCCTGATATTTGCAAGAACTTTTTCCTCAGAAACAGCACCTTCAATTTTATAGGTGTTTTCAACATTCACCGAATTGTTCACATTTGCAGATTTCGCCGCGCCGCCGAACATCTGAACACCAAGTGAACCGTTCGCACCGCGTTCTAGCGGCATGATCGCTTCAGGACCGGCTTCACCCATAACACCAAGCGCCGCACCCTTTGCAAACGTGAACGGTGTTGCGGTGTTCACAATGCTGTTTGTGAAACTTCCACCGTTCGCAAACGGTGTAACACCGGAATTTCCGAAAGCATTTCCGGTTGCGTTCGGCGACGCATCGCCGCCGCCAAAACTTCCACCGCCTGAAAATCCAAGGAAATCAAGCAACGGTTTAACAACCAAAGCTTGAAAGGCAATGCGTAACAAATCCTTAATGATTGATTTTGCAAGATCGCCAAAGCTTGCTTTACCTTCAACCGCAAGATTAATAAATTCATCACCAAGATTTGAAAGGGTATTTTCAGCCAAATCTTTCATTTGCGATGAAACATCATCAGTGCTTTTATTTACAATATTTTGCCATTGTTCAGCGGTTCCACCGGTTGCAAGGAATGCCGCCTGAATTCTTTCCAAGCTCTGAACAAATTGATCATTGTTCAACACACCGTTTTCCATTGCAGTTTGAACAGCATCAAACGCCGATTGTGCTTGTGAAAACGGTTCATTCAAAGCGCCGTATTGTTCAGCAAGTTTTTGAAGTTCTGTTTGTTGTTCGGCAATCGCACCGGTTGCGCCGCCACCGCCACCACCACCAACCGCCGCCGCAACAGCCGCTTGTTGTCTTTGATATTCAATCAACGCTTGACGGTTCATTTCAGTTGCTTCAGCATTTGCAATGAATTCATCACGCTGTTGATTGATTGCTTCGCCCGCTGCAATGCTTGGAATTGCATCATAATTAAATTCACTGTCAAATTGTTCAGAGGCAATTGCACCAGCGGTTGCAACAGGGTTGCCAGCGTTTTGAAGCCGAATTTCACTTTCACGCAAAGACGAAATTCCTTGCGCTTGCATTCGCAACATGTTTTGATATGCGGCATTTAAATTACCAGCCAAACGACCAGCTTCGTTTGCACCCGCTGCAATGTTTGATGCAATATCCCTTGAACCGATTCCCAAAAGAATTCTATCAGCATCGGACGCTTCACCGTTCAAGAAACGCAACAGTGCATTTGTTGTTTCCAATTCAGTTTCGAATTTCTGCGCATTTGTAATTGAGGCTCGCAAGCTTTCAACAATTGATAAAAATTGCGGTTCACCCGCAACCAATTCATCAAGTGAATTTGAAAGTTGACCCAAATCAATTGATGAAAGTTCTTGCAATTCAGTGTTTGCATAACCCGTTTCAAAAATGAATGCGCGCAAAGCTTCAACACTTTCGCGCCCAACACGCACATTCAATTGTTCAGCGGCATAAGCTGTCATTGCCAGTTCAGAACCAACATTTTGCAATGAATTGCGGTATTCATCTGTATATCTTGCTTGTGCAAGCATTGCTTCAGTTAATGAAATGCTTTTCAATTGCGCTTCAGTTTGTGCCAAACCTGATATTACATTCTGTAAAGTTCCTGTAAGTTTTGCCGAACTATCATCTAAACCGTCAATTGCAGTTGTTGCAACATCAGCCGCTTCACCAGACTTGGTGAACCATCGCCAAGCAAGCGTTAAACCGGTAACAATTGCAACAAATGGAATTAAAGACATTGCCAAGGTTAAGCCGCGCGCCGCGATTGCGCCCGCGATGAATTGCGCTTGAATTGTTGTCAGCATTGCACCCATGCGAACCAAACCGGCAATCATTGCAGGAATTTGACGCGCAACCAGGACGCCAAGCGCAATTGCAAAAACATCAGCGTTATCAGCCGCAAGTTCAAAGACTTTCGCAACCGCTTCACCGGCTGGAACAATCACCGAAAGCAACGCATAACCGAAATCAATTGAAAGGTTTGTTAATTTTTGCAGCAACAAACCCCAACGTTGATCAAGACCTTGTTGAACGGTTGTAAGCGCCGCATCGGTTGCACCCGCCTTGTTTCCCATATCTTCAAGAATGTTATTAAAGGCATCACCACCCGAACCAGCAAAAGCAAGCGCCGCGTTCAATGCTTCAACTGAACCGAACAAAACAGAAAGTTTATCGGCTGAACCATCGGTTTTTTCAATTACATCAGCAAGGAAACCGGCAAGACCTTTTGCGCGCAAACCGGCTGTTGAAAAATCAATTCCCAAATCCTTAGCCACTTTGCCCGCCGCCGATGCACCATTTGCACCAGCAACCGCTGAAAGAATTGCGCGCAAACTTGTGATTGCTGTTGCAGTTGACAAACCTTGAAGCGTTAGCGCCGCTGTTGCTGCAACCAGTTCATCAAATTCAACACCAAGTGAAGCCGCGATTGGAATAACGTTGCCAAGACCTGAAGCAAGTTCACCAACCGTTGTTTTACCGGCGCGCATACCTGTAAACAAAGCATCAGATGCATCAGCCGCAAGCAATCCGGTTGACGCATATGCATTGGTTGCGGTTGTCAGAATATCAACACCGGTTCCAACATCAGTTATGCCACCAATCGCAAGCTTGTTCGCGGTGTCAACAATATCAATCGCCGCCGCCGCATCGGCTGCACCCGCTGAAACAGCCCCATAGAACGCTTTAATCTGGAATGCCGCGCTTGTGCCGAATTCATCAGCCATTGCCCTTGCGGCAGCGCGCATAACGTCCAGTTCAGCCGAACCAGCCGGTAACAGGGTTGCAAGTTCTGAAAGTGAAGCCGAAAGTTCACGCGCGCCCGAAATCATGGCTTCAAATGCGAAACCGGCAATAACGCCGGTTGCAATTCCCATCAATCCAGACGTTAAAGAACGAACACCATTTGAAAGCCGACCGAAAACAGATGTTGTTGTTGTTGCACCATTTGCAACGCGACCAAGAACGCCGTTTGTTCTTGTCATTGTTCTATTCAGATCATCAGCCGCACCTTCAACCCGTTCGGCTGAAGGTCTTAGTTCATGCAACTTTTTATTCGCCCGATCAAGATCACTTGTATCAGCGCGGAAACCAATTTCAGCAATATCAACCATTTTTGCCCGCGCCTTTACTTTTTATTTGCCTTGTCTTTTTGCCGATCTTGAAAATCTTTCAATTCAGAATTCATTTCGGCGCAAAAGGCTTGATCCATTTCCGACAGTATATCATATTCGGACGGGCGCACAACATTTCCCGTTAATGTCACCCAAGCCAAGAATTCAGATGGTGGAATTGGTAAACAAACCCCATCTGAAACGCGCAATAATTTGTTTGAAAGTTCAAAATACCATTCAATTAAATATTCGCCGTGTTCTGGAATATTTATTTCTGGTGTTAGATCATCTTGATCAAAATCTTCATTGCGTTCGCGCCTGGTTTTACCGTTTTCATCTTTGGTATCATACCGGACGCGAACGCGAATTGCTTCACAAAGTTCTTGTGATAGGTCTAAAAAAAACCCTTGGTGTCATCAAGTTCATCGCTCAATTGCTTTTTAAACCATGTGATTTCTTTCAGAACAGCCGCAACGTTTTTCGGATTGAATTCAGGCTTTTCACCCTTAAATGAAACATCATCGCCATACCATTCCCAACCGGTCAAGGTTGCGCCGATCAAAGCAATTTCGTTATCTTCAACTTCAATCGCTTTCAACACCTTGCCGCGCTTTTGCTTTTGCAAATTGAAATCGGTGATCTTGCGTTTGATGGTTTTCATGCGCGGATCATCTGGTGACATTAGCGAAACGCTAATTCCAACCGGTTCATCAGAACTTGGATGAAGAATTTCAATCGTTTGTTCTTTTGGTGCGATGTTTGCAATATCGTTCATTTTGGGGTTTCTTTCTTCAGTTTGGGGTTTTCAGTTTTATACCGCCGCGTCATCAACAATTTCAAGTTGCTGCAAACCAAGCGTGAAGATTTCAAGATCAAAATCTTCATTCCGGCCCATCGGGCGGCGCGGGCCGGTCACAAGACCACGGTTATAAATCATGGTTGGCGTTCCACCAGCGGGCGCATCATTGCGAACAATTTTGAACGCAAAGTTGTTGTTCAAAAGCGATGCGGCGCGCAACGCAATTTGACCGTTATTAGTTGGAATTCGTGCAAGTTCAATTTCGGGCGAACCGGCATCAGTCATGCCTTTTGCTTTCTGAATAACGCTTGTATCCCAAGTGCCATAAGAAAGAAGGTTTGTTGAAGGACCAACTTCACCGTGTGAACCAACCGCTTTGATTTGCGTCCAAAACAGTTCTTCATATCCTGCAAGATCAAGATCAGCATCTTCAGCAAGCGGAACTTCACCATCATCAGCGGTTGCAACACCAATCCAAAGCGTTGCCGCCGCGTTTGTGTTTGCAAATGCCAGGGCCGGTTGAACGCCCATTGTCAAAAGGGTTGGTGTCATGGTTAGAAATCGTTTCATTGCCTTGTTCCTTTTCAGTTATGGGCGAAAACTACGGTAAGCCATTGATACAGGGTAAAGCGTTTCTTTGCCAGCCTCAATATCACTCAATAATTTAGGTTCTTCATATATGTTCAGCGCAAAAACGTCAAACCCAACATCATTCAACCAAGCTTGATCGTTATCCCAAAGTTGCCCATTATCCCAAGTTGATGTTGTGAAATATAAAAGCTTTCTTTGCTTTGTGAAATATGAAGAAACGCTTTCAATTACATTCAAAGGTTCATAAATTCCTTTATCATCATTAGGCCAATGAAGAATTAAACGAAAAATTCCCTGATATAGTTTTTCAGAACCCCAAAATAAACCATCTGGATTGTTTGGAATAAAAACAATTTCAACATATTGTTGATCTTTTGGCGGTTTGAATGTTCGCCCTTTGAACTTGATCGGCAATGTTGGCGTGTTACTATCTGCAACAGCTTCTTTAATCGCATCTTGAAAAGTTCTAATTACCAGTTCATCAGACATTTATTTAACCCTTGATTTTATTTGCTTTGTTACTTTGTCAACAATCGCGGGCCAATTTTGAACGGCTGTTTCAAGAAAACCATCATACGCTTCACGATGTTTCGCATAATTCGCCGTCCAACCAAAGAACGCCGCGCCGCCTAGTTTCAGCCGCGCAAGTGTTGTGATCACGGTTGTTTG